TCGCCATCGGTCTTCGCCGGCTGGTCGCCCTCGGGCTTCGCAGCCTTGGTCGCATCCGCGACTTGCTGCTCCTGCTCCTTCGGTGCCTGCTGCGTGTTCCCATACAGCGCCTCGGCCGTCGCCGCGACACGGTCATGGGTGGGAGATGCCGGGATGCCGTTAGTTGGGGTTGCGGCTTCCGTCATCGTTGGGTCGGTCATTTGCCTGTTCCTTCATCATCACGGGGTAGTGTTCGGGACATAGCGCATGGATCTGCGCCAGCGTGCGAAGCCCGTAGTTCCTGTTGCCTTCCGCAAAAGCCATTGCCATTGCGTTGGTGTTGAACGACGAGCGGAACACGCCTGCCTGGTCCAGCAATCGCCACACAATGCGGCGACCGCGCTTGTTTCCCATCAGCCAACGGATGTCTGATTCCTCCGATTCCCGCTCCAGGCGACCGCGCAAGTCCTTGTCAGACCTGTCGCGATCCTGTGACTTGATGTCAAGCGGGTCGTAGTTGGTCATTTCAATAGAGTGCGACCATCAAGGTCGCGGTGGTGTTCGTCGAGTTGACGCGACGCAGGCGAACAGGGAGCAGCGTGCTGGCTGCAACGGTGAACTGCACGACATCACCATTGTCAAGGACACCAGCGACAACTCCTGCGCCACCAACCCACAACGCACGGCACAGACCCGTCAGGTTCACGGTGTCGCTCTTGGTCACGGTTTCCGCATAGTCGTAATTGATCGATGCGCTTGCGACTGCAATTCCAGTTGGTACTGCCATGTTTGTTCCTTTCGATCAGGACACCGCGACCTGATAGCCCTGAAGCGTGGTGACCTCGTTTGCGGTCGCCATCATCGTCTTGAACGCAAGCGTGAGATCGGTGGTGTAAGCAAGCGTCAGCGCCTGATATGCGGTCGTGGCGGTGCCGTGTCCCGTGGCTGCCGCCGGGCTGGTCACGACGGTTCCCGTGCCGCGCGCCCACGCGATCTTGTTCACGTTGACCGTGGTGGTCGTGGTCAGGTTGCCGCTGTTGTACAGGTCGCTCGCGCCGTAACTGACCGACAGCACCTTGTTGTTCGCGCTGGAGGTGATGCTGAACAGGCCATTCGCCTCGATGTTGCCGCCCGTGGTGAGCGTGTTGCCCTCCACGGTGAACGACGCAAGCGTGATGGTGTTCGTCGCAGCAGTCGAGCCAGCGGCGATGACCGCCGCGCTGCCGTACCACAACGTGCAGGTGTGCGTGCCGCTGCCGGCGCTGTCAAAGGTGAGGTCCGTGCCGCCAACCGTGCTGGCGACCGTGAACGAGTTCGCGCTCGTCACGCTCTTGACATAGAACACGCCGCCGCCCTGAAGTTGCGTCGGGAGCGTGCCGGTCGTGGTGAACTTGATCGCGTCACCAGCAACGCGACCATGCGCGGTGTAGTTCACGACGCCGGGGGTGCCGGCGGTGCAGGTGACCGTGCCAGCGACATACGGCAGGTTGATCGTGATCTTGGTTCCGCTGGTGTCAACATCAAGCGCCGTGACGGGGTACACGCCGCTGACACCGTTGCCGCCCGTCCAGGTCACATAGACGCCCGTGTTGATGGCGGGCGTGATGATCGCCGCCGTGGTCAGGCCGTGCGCACCCGTGCCGTTCAGTCGCACGTTGCCGCTGTTGGAGTCGTAACTGCCGACAGCGCCAAACGTCGAGGCGACCGCGGTTGCGCTGACGCCAGCGAACGAGGTGAACGTCTTCGGGCTGAAGCGGTTGACGGTGCCATCGGGGTTGATGACGCCGACCGGGTTGTTGGAAGCATCGAACGCGATCAGTCCGTTGCTGCCGCGAAGGGAGTAACTGATTGGCATGGTGTGTGTCCTTGTTAGGCGAGTCGGTTCAGCTTGTACAGCGCGCTGGCAAGCAGCGTCGCGATGCCGTCGATCTCGTTCTGAATGTGCGTTTCATTGCCCATTGCCGTGCGGGCAGTCTCGATGTACTCGTACAGCGACTGCACATCACCGACGCAATCGCCGCCGAGCGTGAACTGCCCGCCACGGAACGTGAGCGGAGTCCCGGTGCAGCCGATGTACGCCTCGGCGAGCGCGTCCACGGCGTCAGCCAGCTCGTTGTACATGTCGAGCGCCTTGTGCTTGGCAAACGAACCCGGACCCGTCACCATCAGGTGGTGCATGTGGATCACGGTCACGCCGTGCAGAAGGCGGGTGATGAACTCGGACGCCGCGCTGGCGTCGCCCTTGTCGCTCTCGTACAGAAGCGACGCGGCCTTGGGCTTGGCGTTGGGGTACATGCTCATGGTCAAACCTCGATGGGTGAAGGTGATCCGTAACCGGAGAACTGGTTCATCATGTCGGACAGCGCGTTGGGCTGCTGACCACCAGTCGGCGCCTGCGCCAGGTTGCGCACGGTCTGCGAGTTCTGCTGCATGGCCTGCGCCTGCGCCTGCGCCGCCTGCGCCTTGGCACGCGCATCGCGCACCACGGCGACCTGCTTGTCAGCGATGATGAGGCTGGGATCGACGCCGAGCATGTCGCTGTAGGCGTCCGCCCATTGATCCGCATCGAACTTGTCCAGCACGTCGGGCTTGAAGCGCGCGACCATGCCGAGGTTGCCGACGAACCTATCAACGCTGTTCGTGCCAATCGCGCGCTGCGCCTGCGCCAGCATGCTGACGAACTCAATCGACAGGTCCATGCCATGCAGTTCGGGTGGCGCCGGCGGCAGCGCGCCGATCTCAATCATGTGCTGGAATGTGATGTCAACCAGCGGATCCAGCAGTTCGTTGTGCAGGCGCTCGATGACGGGGCCAAGCATGAGCAGCTTCTCCTCATGCCGTTCCGCCACCTCGGTCGCGGTCATCCGCGTGTCCGTCGCGTTCGCCAGCATCAGGAACAGGTCGGCGTAGAACGCGCCACGGACGCGCTCGCGGCAATCCTGAATGTCCATCAGCAGGTGCTGGAGGTTCAGGTTTACGTCGAATGCCGTCCGGATGGGCGCCGTCGCGTTGTCCACGAAGGTGATTCCACCCGGAAGCGTGTCAACGTCCCTGTTCTTGTAGGCCGTCGGGATTTGCAGCGGCGGCTTTGTCTGGTAGTCGATGACCTGCGCCTTTCGCAACTGCTCATGCTGAAGCTGCTTGACATCGCCGAGCGCCTCCATGCCAGGACTGTTGCCATAAATGTCGCCGCCAGCCAGCGCCCAGCGCGGGACCACGCACGGGAATTGCCTGTAGCCGCCGACGCGCAGGAACTTGCCAGCCTCGCCACCGATCTCAAAGTAGTACGAACCCCACGGCATGTTCTTCGCGTCGCGCTTCGACATGTCGCGGTCAGCGCGCGGCTCGATTGCGTGGATGAGCGGGATCCATGTGTCGAGGCTTCCGCGCTCGTACATGTGCTTCACGCTGTTGGAGCAATTCTCCAGCCCGAACTCCTTGACAATCTCGCCCACCGTCTTCTCAAACTCGCGGTAAAGCGTGCAGACGCGACCCTGATAGTCGTGCGCAATGCAATACTCGCCAGTCGTGACCGGGTAGTGGTGGATGACGTTCTTGAAGTCGGGCAGCACAATCGAGCCGGCGGTGCCGAACGCACCCAGCTCCTCGTACATCTGATGCAGCGTGCGGTAGGTGTTGCTCTTCGCGAACACGACCAGCATGCGCTTGGTCACATCATCAAGCCACAACTTGACGGGCTGGTACTTGTTCAGGTCCGGGTCGGGCGTAGCCAGCCGAAACCACGGACGCGCGGGGCTGGTCGCGCCAGCCATCATGCCCGCGCCGAGCGTGCGCAGCGCGCGCGTACCCGTGTTGTCGTAGATGCTGTTGTGGCGGCGCCAACCCTTGTCGCGATCCTGCCTGAAATAACGACCGTTTCGCGGCAGCAGGAAGGTGGTGATCTCCTGCCAATGCGCCCACCAGGTCGCGCGCTCGCTCTTCAACTGACCCCACCGGGTGAACAGCCGGTCGCGCGTTGGCGCGTCGGGGTACGAGTTGGCGTCGCCTGTGTATTGGCTCATCGGTTAGCCGCCAAGCAGCGAGGATCCACCGAGCGAGGATGCCGCCGTGCTTGCGCCACCGGGACCAGTCAGCATCGTGCTGCTCGGTCCACCACCAGCGTTCGCCTGCGCGCTCGACATGATCGCGCCGACATCAGGCGAGCGGCGGTTGACAGCTGCCTCGCGCTGGCGGCTCGCCTCTTCCGAGGCGTTCGCGCGCGCCATTGCCTGGTTCTGCTGGCGCTGCTGCGCAGCCATCGCGGCCTTCTGCTGCTGGTTGCCAGCGATGCCGAGTCCAAGGGATGCGGCGCCACCAGCGGCGCCGGCAATCGCCGAAGTCGCCAGCGCACCAACGGTTGCAATCGCTTCCGCGCTCGCCGTGGCGGCGGCAGAACCAAGGATCGCGGCACCGAGACTAGAGAAGAATGGCATTAGCGTGTCTCCTTCGTGTAGGTTCGCTCGCTTTGTGCGTAGCCCATCCTGCGCAACATATTAGCAACGCGCTCCGATTCCCCATTATTCAGCGATGACATTGCAATGATTTGCGCACCGTGGTTGATTGCCCACGCTTCGTATTCCTTGACCAGCCTCACCGCGACCGTGGTGCCGCGCGCCTCGGGCTGCACCCACCATGCCAGTTCGGCGGCCATCACGGTGGACGGCGCGAACCACGGCGCGGTCAATGTTCCGACGAGCATGCCGACCACCCGACCGTCAATCTCGGCGACCAGCATTGCCACCGCATCACCCAGCGACACCAGGTCTGCCACCCGTTGCGCCAACTGCTCGTCCGTGATGGACATGAAGATCGGATGATTGCCGTACTGGATGAACTCGCGCGCCATCGCGACGAGCGCGGGCGTGTCCTCAATCGTTGCGTGGCGGATCATTTGTTCATCCTCGTATACGGGTCGTACTCGTCGGCTGTCCTGCGCACCAGCCGCTCGCGTACTTCGCGTGGCATCTGCTTGCGCACGGGATACGCAAACGTCAGCGCCAGCGCATCGGCGATGTCGGGCGACGCGCCACCCTGTAGCCGCTTCTTGATATCGTCCTTCGGCTCCAGCACCTTGCGCCCGACCTGGTCGAACCAGTAGATGGGCGTGGACAGTTCCGCCTTCAACGCCGTCACGTTGGGGATCGCGCCGCCCTGTGCCAGCCATTCGCGCATCGCCCACCACATCTCGGTGCGACGGTTCACGAACTGGTCGGGCTGCACAGCCTTGCCGCCGAATGGCACCTCGATTACGTCGTACTCCAATTGGCGCAACCTGTCGATCACACCAGCACCCGCGCCCGCGTCGATGAACACCGCGTCGGGATCGTGCTGCTCAATCAGGTTGGCGACGCGCGCAGCCAGCTCCATGTTGTCGATGCCGCGATAGACCTCGGGCGTGAACGCCTGCAACCCCCGCCGGCGGATCACCACGCTGCGGTCATCGCCGAATCGCGCCGGATCCACCCCGACGATGAGCGGGGTTTCCATCACATCCTTGTCTGTGTACACGCGCTGCGCCGCCGCCTCGACCTCGGACAGACCGATCAACTGATCGTCGCCGGCTGCGCTGAAGTCGCACAGGTATTCGCGAGCAAACGCCTGGTCAGGCATGTCGCGCTTCAGGCGCTCGACCTCGTCCGCCTCGATGGCGTGCGTGTCGTACACGGTGTAGCGCGCTGCGTGCCAATCCGGCAATCCCGTCGCACGGAAATACAGTTCGCTGAACAGGTTGAGGCCCGCCGGCGTGCCGATGAACATCGCCCAGCCACGGCGGTCGGACAACGCGGGCTGCACGATGTCGTTCCAAACCTCGGGCTTGATCTGCGCGACCTCGTCAATCACGACGCCGTCGAGCCGCACGCCGCGCATGGCATCCGGGTTGTCGCCGCCGAAGATGCGGATGGTCGATCCGTTGTGCCTGAAATGCACGGACAGGTCGCCCTCGTTGATGTCAACACCGCCCGATGACAGCAGCGGGATCAGTTTCTGTTTTAGACGCGCCCAGGCAATTGCCTTGCCCTGCTTTAGCAAGGGGGCGATGTACACAAACAACCCGAGTTCCCGCTGGCAACGCAATGCCTTGTCGATCAATTCCATCAGCGCCAGTTCCGTCTTGCCGGCGCGACGGTGCAGCGCCAGCACGGTGAACCGCCGCTTGCGCTGATGGCATTCGCGCTGCCACGGACGCGGGGAATAGTCAAGACCTATCGCTGTCATCAGGCGGCACTCCCGTCACCACGGAGATTGACACACCGCCGGAATGCTCGACAGCGGCGCGAGTCCCGTACTTGGCTGGGTTCCAGCAAGCGAGCAGCTTCAGGCGCGTGTCCACGCGAAGGCGATGCCATTGCACCGCACCCGGATCTATGCGCGTGTTCCCGGCTGCGTCCGTGTAAGTCATCGGCATCGACTCGGCAAGGCGCGCCGTGTCCTCGGCAATGACATCGCAGCCTCTATCGCGCGCGCGCGCGAGGCGTTCGGCAAATTGCTTGTCCTTCTCCGCCCAATCGTAAACCGTTGTCCTGCCTGCCTTGCCTGGAATCCTGCACCATTCCGTGAGCGGCTTGCCCTGTGCGATCCATTCGCAGACTTCGTCGGCGAGGGCGGCGGGGACAGGGGCAGGCGGTCGGCCGCGCTTGCGTGCGGGCGTTGCTACTTGGATCGCTTTTTCCGCAGGATCAGGTGCCACGGGGTTTTCCTCTTGGTGTCTGCCTTGTTGAACTCGCGCGCGACGGATTGCGGCACTCCGACCTTCTTGGCGAAGGCGGGGTTGTGGGCGGCGGCTGCCATGAGGCGCGCCTGTGCTTCGGACCTACTTGGCATCGTCATCATCCTCCATCTCGGTGTGGACTATGGCGGGCGTTCCTGTTCCGCGCCAGTTCCCTTCCAAGGTGGAGGCAATGTATTCCCGTGCATCGAGGTCGGACATCCCGAGTTTGCAGTAATGCGCGACGAGTTTGGAATAGTCGTAGGCGATGACAGCGACCTGTCCTGGTCGCCTGAACGTGCCGATGATGGCGGCTTCCGCTCCGGGGATCACAAGGGTGCGATCCATCACGGGTTCCTGCATGGGACCGTATCGGCTGCGCCTGCTCATGGGTCAATCCTTTGCGGGCGCACGGGCTGGGACCATGACGAGGTCGAAGCCGGCAAGCCTTGCCAATTGGATGGCGGTTTGCAGGGACGGCACGCGCTTGCCTGTTGCCTTGTCTGCGTCGGCGAGAAGGCATTCGGCGGAATGCACGGAACACAGGTCGCGGGCGTTCGCGAGGCGCACGAATGCGTACCGCGACACGTTGTGCTGCGCGAGCTGCTTGCGCATCGCGGCCTTCCATGCCGCAGGGGTGTCGAGTTGGGTGGGGGTACTACTCATGCGCGTAGGGTACGTCAATGCGGAGCGAATGCACTACACATGCGCGCGGTTGTGGTGTCTTTGCACCGCTTCAATAAACACAACCGCCCCGGCTCCGTCGTGGGGCCGAGGCGGGTGTGCATGCGGGTGGTGCGTTGTCAGTCTAACTCGACTGGCGCGTCCTGCATCCATGCAGGTACGTCGGACGCATACACACCGCGTGCGTTCATCGCGTTGATGCGGGCGAGGTTGACCATGCCGGCAGCGCGCGACAGGATGTCGGAAGCCTGGGTGAGGCGCTGGTCCTGCTGGAGCAGGTCGGCGGCACGGTGCGGGCTGGCGCCGGGGAGGCCGTTGCGGACGCACTCGCGGCGCCGCGCAATCGCGTACTGGACCTCGTCAAGTTGTGCGTTCGTGAATGTCACGGTGATGGTGATGGTGTCAATCATTGGAGTCCTTCGGGTCTTCGCCGCTTTCGATGGCGATGTCTGTGGCAACATCGGTCAACAGTTCCCAATGGCTTGAGGTTTCGTCGAGCGTCTGTTCATCACCGTCGATGAACGTGGTGACGCTTTCCAATTCGATCTCCGCGACCTCAAAGTAGCCAGTCAGGTATCCGGCCTCGGGTTCGGCTGGCTGCATTTCCCAGTACGCGACGAATTGCATGTTCACGGTGGTGCGGGGACCGAACGCCTGGACGAGCTGCGCCTGGAGTTTGGGCTGGTACTTCGCCCACCAGCAGGCGTCGAGGTTGTCGGTGCTGAACTCGACTTCGTGCTGGGTGTAGTGCCTGTACGACTTGCTCACATCGCACCGCCCTTCATCGGCTGGAGGATGGCAGCGAACATCGGGTGCAGGCGATCCTCGGCAGCCTTGACACGCCCGGTGGATTCAACGCTGCGGACAAAGGCGCGCGGGCGCAACGCGTGGGCCTGCTTAATCGCATCATCGGCATCAACCGCGTAGCACCAAAAGTTTCCGACGCTGCGGCGGTGCGGGCATTCATAGACGATCTTGAACTCGGTCTTCATGGCTGGGTTCCTTTGAAGGTTAATTGTCACCGTAATCGTCCGCGTTGCTGACCGACATGGCTTCATCGGCAATGTCGCGTTCCATTTCGTCTAGCGCACAATCGCAATCCGCGCACACAAAGCCGCGCAGGTAATCGCTGCGAACCATCTGCCCGTCGTCGCAATGCTCACACCACGATGCCAGTTGTCGATACTTGCGCTTGCTCATGGCTGGGTTCCTACTCCTGTGTCGCGCGTCCGGCGCGTTCGGTGTCGCGTTGTTGCGACGGGTGAATAGTACCCTATGTCGGCGCAGGGTCAAGGGCATGACCACATAAATCTGTCAAGAATGTGCAGATTGTTGTAACCCCTGAAATAACAAGGGGCTAGAAGCCTTTCGACCTCTAGCCCCCTGTGGAGTAGGCATGGGGTTACTTCAGTTCAAGCCGCTGTCCGCGCTCGCCGAGCGCCGCACCAGGCACGGGCTTGCCGGCTTCCAGCGCATCGCGGATGCCATCCTTGTCGATGACTTCGGTGACGCGAGGAACACGATACTCGGTCGGCAGCGCGGTTTCGTCGGTGACGATCACAGGCACCTTGCCACCGTTCTTGCGCACGGACAACTTGAACCGCTCGGTTTCCACCTTGGGGCGATTGATGGAAATCATCGCATCCATCAGCGCACGACGCAAGCGGTCAGCGAGCGCCTCGTCTGCCTTTGCAAGCAGTTCCATGCGCTCGGCCTCCTCGCGCCGAGCAGCCGCGCGCGTTTCGCTCACGCGGATCAACTGCGCATACGCCTCTGCCTTGGTGTCAAAGCTTTCGACCAGGCTCTTGGTGGCTTCCGCAAATGCTGCTGCGGTTTCCGGATCGCCGTCCACCACGGACTCGGCAGCAAACAGGATTTCCTTCATTTCCGACGTAATGTGGTACAGGCTCATGATTTGTCCTCACTTGCTGCTGATGCGGGTCGCGCGGTAGTACACGTTCTTGCCATCACCGACGCGCTCAAAGTCCACCTGCTGGGTCGCGTCAATCTTGACCGCTGACAGCAGGTCGCTGCTGACCTGCACCCAGTTCTGCACACCGTAGGCATCCGCAAACAGCACCGCGCTGTGATGGATATCGCGGTTCACGACACGCACCGCACGGAGAGCGTCGGTTCCGCGCTGCGGCCACGGCATCGCCAAATCCGCCGCCTCGGTCTTCGCCTTGCGGGTGCGCTTCACCTCGGGTGCCGGCGCCGCCTCGGGCTTGCTGCCCTCGGAAGGCACCGCATTTGCCTCCTGCTGCGTCGGCGCAACAACCTCGGCTTCCGCCTCGACCACAACGGCGGGCGCCTCCAACGCCGTCCTAGCGGCTTGCGTGTTCTTGACAGGCTCCGGGATCACCGGGGTCAGGAAGTTGTCCTTGGCGGGGTTGTCAGCCTGCCCCATCTCCTCGGCGGTGTAGATGCCCGACAGTTCAGCAGGAAATGCCTTGCGCAGGGCAAGGGCTTCCGCGCACTTCGCGATCATCAGGACGGGCATGCGCGGCCATTGCCCCGACAGTTCCCCCGACTTCGTGCGCTGCGCGTACTCATCGAACAGGGCGACGGCGTACAGGGGTTGCGCAAAACCCTTGCGCATGACCCCGACCCGCGCAGCCGAAGGCGGTTCCTTTGACAGCCAAACGTCGCGCCAGACTCCATCCTCGCCGCACCAGAACGGGCCATCCTGTCCGGCGTACTCGTTCGACCGCTGCGCGATCAGGCGCGCGCCGTCGATGCTGACCTGGGTCTGCCGAACATTGCGACCCGCGCGAGCGTCCCATCGGGACACGCTGTAAATCTGACGAGCAAACGGATCAAGTCCGGTGCGATCACAGATCGCGATGAACAGCGCCAGCTCGTCGTTGGTTGCGCCGGAGCAAATGGTGCGGGCAATGAGATCGACCTGCTGCTGGTCGAAACGACCGATAGCAGCCAGCGGACTTGCGGGCTGCGTGCGGGGTGCGCGAGACAGTTCCATAGGTTCCTACTCCTGTTCCAGCATCCGGCTGGCGCGGCATCGCGATGTGCGATTTACACACAGTACCCTGCCCGCCCGCAGGTGTCAACCGTTGACAGGTGCGGAAAGCGGATTTATTTCGATCACCGCTCCAGCGCCATTATCGGGCGACCAAGCGCGTTCGATTCGCAACACCGCCACCTGCCTGTCGTTGTGATAGGCGATTCCTGCAAGAGCATCGAGGATCGCGCGGGCGCCCTTGTCAACGTCGATGTATCCCGGCCGACCTGGCGCGCTTGGCAACAGTCCGCGTTTGCCGAAATGCGATTCCGGTCGATTGAACAACAGGCAGACGCGAACGCTGACATCGCCATCGAATGGTGCGCACCCATGTTCCAGCGCCGCCGCTGCCACGGCTGCACGCCACGGCTTCACCTTCTTGCTCTGCTCCAGCATGATCGTGCGCGCGCCAGCTCGCACAAGTCTTTTGCTGCCTTGGCTTGCGGGTTCTCCGTGGACTCTAAAGATCATGTGTTACTCCGTGCAATCGCAGGGCATTGAATCTTCGACCATGCATCCAAACAGCTTGCCCTGCACGGTTAGTTGCGTTCGCATTTGTTTGATGGTTGGACGGTCAAATCGAAATCGATGCCCTGTCATCTCTTCCATTTCAATCCACCAATCGGCCAAGTCCGGACGCGCTTCTAACACTCCCTGAAGTCGCGGCATTGACTTCAAAAAACACAGGTCACAATTGCCGAAGTATTTTTGATCGTGCGGCCAAGGAAGATCAAAATCGCACCGCGCCCAAAATTGCAAGACATCTGCTTCTGTTGCTCCGGCATCAGCCAATGGAATAGCAACATCCCGGTCGGTGTTTCCGCGAATCCTGCTCACGCGCCTTGGTTCATCAGCACGAATCCCAAGAACGGCCACGAAGTCTGAAAGCCCAAGAGATTGAAGATATTTTTCCATCGGCTTCACCTTCAAATCGCTTGTGCAGAATCGCATTGGTGGAGTTGGCAATCGCTGCTTGCTGATAATCAAATCTTTGAAGTGTTGCCCAGTTCGATCCGCTGAATCAAAATCCACCTTGGCCCATTTTGGTGCTTCGCGTCGATATTCGATCCAAGTGACCGGACACCATCGCGTTTCGACTTCATGCACAAAACGCAGGGTTGCCTCATGCTCGCGCCCGGTGTTGGCAAACAACACATGGCCACCCTCCGGAAGCTTTCCGCCCCATGCATCAAGCACTTGATGCAACAGGTAACCGCTCGTCCGCCCACCGCTGAATGAAATATAGAACGGGGGTTCGACTTTATACGGATTCATCCTTCGCTCCTGTACATGTCGTTGCGCAGCAACATGCGATCAAGCCTATCGATCTCGCGCTGCTGGTGCGTGATGCAATCGCGCGCATCCTTCAGCAATGGCAACAGCATGTGGTCCTTCATCGCTTGGTTCGCAATCCACATGTCCAGCCTGGTCACGACCATCGACACGTTTATGTCAGGCATTGTTACCGCGCCCCTGTTCTGCGATCCGCTCACCGATCCACTCCATGCAGTTCACGGCCATCGAGTTCCCGAGCGCCTTGTAGCGCGGCCCATCAGGGCATTGATCTGCGGGCTTTCCGCGCCACGGGATCAGCGTGTAATCATCCGGGAAGCCTTGGAGGCGTTCGCACTCGCGGGGCGTGAGGCGGCGCACGGTCATAGCCTGCGTCACCCCATGCACATCCGCCTTTGTCATCGTGTACATGGAGCCATCCGTCGATGCCCCGACGCCGTGAGGTCCACCCTTGTCGCGGCCGATCAGATTTCCCTGTATGGCGATGGTGGTCGTTCGCACATCGCTTGCATCAAACAGCGAAAGCGTGGGATTGACTTCGCCATCGACCCATGTTTCGTAATCCGTGACGGACTGCGCGCGCCTGGCCTTGGTGAAGGGGACGGGAATGTACGCCCCGTGTCCGTCCAGCTCCGTGTGCGAACGCAGGCCGCGGTTGCCGAGCGTCCCGGCGGTCAACTGGGTGGTCAGGTTGTAGCACTCGTCCCCGGCTGGTCCGCCTGTTCCCTTTGCCCACTTGCTGCTGACTGTTCCAGCGCAGCCTTCAGCATCGGCGGAAGCGACTTCTGTCGCCTTTCGCTTCTTCGAATAATCCCGCTGCACGCTTTCGGACTCAAGAAGAACCTTTGCGGCAGCGATCCAGTCTCCAGCACCTCGCTCAATGAGGCGACCGACAACGAAGACTCGACGCCTGCGCTGCGGGACGGCACGGGGATGCCCGTGTGTTCGGCACCATTGAGCGTCCAAAACCCGGTAAGCAGCTGCATACCCCAGTTCCCCCAGCGCCCCGAGGAAGGAACCAAAGTCCCGTCCTCCCCCGGAGGACAGAACACCGGGGACGTTTTCCCACACAACCCACCGAGGCCGAAGACGTTGAGCGATCTCAAGGTAGGTAAGCATGAGGCTGCCGCGGGGGTCTGCAAGTCCTGCCCGGAGGCCCGCAACGCTGAAACTTTGGCATGGCGTCCCGCCGCAGAGGATGTCGATGGATCCGGGTCGAATAGGCCAGGTTGCATGTTTGGTCATGTCTCCGTAGTTGGGGACGTTGGGGTAGTGGTGCGCCAGCACGGCGCTGGGGAACGGCTCGATCTCGCTAAAACCAACCGGGGTCCAGCCGAGGTGGTGCCACGCAACGGTGGCCGCTTCAATGCCTGAACACACGGACAGGTATCGCATCACGCCTGCCCCTCAAAGCAATCCCACCCACGCCACCTCGCGTATTCGATTTGATCTTCCATCATGTCCGCATCAAGCGCGCATACCTGGCGCCGTGCCTCATCACGCTCACGCACAACAAGCTCCAGCATGTTTGCCGCTCGATCAAACAGCAGCATGCTGCTTGCCTCCGCTTCCTTGCGAAGCCGTTCAATCATCTGCCGTTCGGTCATTGTTCCCTCGCCTCCAGTTCCTGAATCTGCGACAGCAGCCTGGTGTTGCGGTCGCGCAGTTCCACGTTCTTCTCGCGCAGTCGGTCGATCTCCACGACCAGCACGGCGTTGCGGTGCGCAAGCATGTCGCATTGCTTGTTTGCCTCGTCGCGCTGGGCCTGCAACCGATCCACGGTGTCCGCCAGCAAGTCGTACATGGCTGCGCGCGCAAAGTCGGCGTCCCGGTATTCGGGATAGTGGCCGTTGTTAGGAATGTCCGACCACGAATCACGCACATCCTTGGCAAGTGCGCGCAGTTGTTCCAACAGATTTTCGTCGCTCACTTGCCGTCCTCCTTGAAGCAATCCCAGCCCTGCTTCCGTGACCACCACAACGGTTCCGATCCAAGCAGCCGCGACTGAAACAGGCAGCACATCCGCCTCGCCTCGTCGCGTTCGGCGCGGAGTCTTTCGATCTCGTCGGCGGCTTCACCAATCAATGTGATCCTCTGTGGAAACTTCAGTTTGCCCGATGTCCATCTCGACAATGATTTCAACTGCTCGGACCACGACCGAAGTTGCTCAACAATGTCTTGCTTGTCGCTCACTTACCGCCCTCCTGTGGGAAGCAGTCCCAACCGCGCTCCCACGCAATCTTTCTTGCTTCGTGTTCATCGCAATTCTCCGGGATTGCGTAGCAGTACATCCGCCTCGCCTCGTCGCGCTCGGCGCGTAGCGCGTCCCGCTCTTGCCGAAATTGAATCAGCGTTTGTAGCGAATCGCCGATTTCCCGCCGTGCCTCGCTACACTCCCGCCGCAGCCGTTCGATCTCCCTGATCGCGCAGTTGATGTAGTGCGCTGCGGTGGCGGGGGAGTCAAAGTGTCCTCCGTCCTCTATGGTTGCGGCGATCTGCTGTAGTCGGGGAATGGGGTCGAAGTTGCTCATGTGTGCAGTTAGGGGTGCGTTCATTTGCCGTCCTCCTTCCAGCAATCCCAGTCAAGATCCTCTGCAATCTCTCGCTCTTCGCTTTCCTGACCGTTCTCGGCCATTGCGCGGCAGTACATCTTTCTTGCCTCGTCGCAATCGGCGCGGATGCGTTCGACTTCTCTCCTGTTCTCCTCCAACGCTGACCGCAATGCTTCGATGAGTTGCGTGGCGTTCGGTGTCGCTCCGCTCAAGCCTCGCGTCTGGGCGAGGATTCGGTCGGACTTCTGTGCGAGTATCATGGCGCAGGTGTTACTGAACATGGCGAGTCTCCTTGTAGTTGATGAGTCTCCAAACAGCACGGGTCGCACACTCAAACCCAAACAGCATCCCAGCGATGAACCCCGCCAGCGATGCAACGATGATCCACAGTTCGCTCACTTGCCGTCCTCCTTGAAGCAATCCCAGCCGCGAGACTCTGCGAAGTGGAGCATGGTTCCGTGCTTCACATATCCGCTCTCGTCCATAGCGGCTCGCTCACAACACATCCGCCTCGCCTCGTCGCGCTCGACGCGAAGGCGTTCGATTTCGTCTGCGGCCTGCGAAAAAATGGTCGGCCCTTCCAGCGGTTCAATGAGCGGATTGCCGCCCGTCACATTGTGATGGCGCTGCCGAAGCAATTTCAGCAAATCAAAATCGCGATTGCTCATTTGGCACTTTCTTCGATGCTGCGTTCTTTGTGCGTCATTACCATTGCGTTCCATCCGTACAGCGCGAAATAAGCAAGCATGACTTCAATTGGCGAGGTGTTTTTTGATCTGATTTGCGAAGCAAGTTGAATCACCGATTCAATTTCTTTGGGAGGCACTTTCATAAAGATGTCCTCCACCGCTCGTTGCCATTGATCGACTCCGGCAAGATCGCGTGGCACATTGATATTGGCACGTTCCATGATTATGCCTTTGCCTTTCTTGCTTGACCGCGCAACACGATTGCGCGGATGATCTCGGGACGGCGCTTTCGGTATTCGCGGTGGTACATGCGCACCGCATCCAGGCACCGCTTGCATTTGCATCCTCGGTCGTAGGCCGTCAATGCGGCGAATCGTGGGAACAGGCACATCATCGGATTCCGTTCCTGCGAGCGTGACGGCGCAGGCTGGCGACATCAAACACACCTGCGTCCTTGAGCATGTACCCGTGGGTTCCGCGCGCCGTGCGTTCGCTGACCATGCGCACGCCATACTGCTCGCGCGCGACCTTCAAAATGTACGACACGTTTCGCGGAGTGCAGACCCAGCGGCTCGCAAGTTCCTCGCGGTTCAGTCCGGGCGACGAGTCCGTCCACAGAACGAGCTGGCACACATGTCGCCACAGATCGCTTGATGTTCCGCGTGAACTCATGCAACACCTTGGAACAAGAATGCGGGGATCGCGACACGCCACACGGTCGCTTGCCTGCCGCTGCGGGTCGGTCGCTTGCCGGCTGGTTCGACCGCGCCCGACTTCATCAGCCGATGCACGGCCGCGGAACAGGTTTGATGAGTCAGCCCCAGCCGGACCTCGACATCATCGCAGGTTCCATCTGCATCCGTGATCGACGCCAACACGCTCGCGTCGATGGTGCCAATGCGGGGCTGGATGGCGTTCCATGCCGCGTCCTGCGTGTCCCATCGCGTGTGCTGCTGTGCGGTGCTGCGCACATGATTGTCATGCATTGCCAGCCGCCTTTCGCCGCGCAAGGTATTCGCGCTGCCTGGTCTTGAACTTCTCCGGATCCTTCGCGTAGGCGGCGGCCTGGCACTTGCGGCTTGCGGCACGGCGCGTGGTCACGCATTCCGCGCATCGGCATCCGCGCTGATAGGCATACAGCGCCGAGTATTCCGGAAGCGTGCAGTTCGGCCGCGCCTCCGTGTTCTTGGCGATCTTGGCGTTCCGCGATTCCGCCGCGGCCTGTTCCCGCGCCCGCTGCTGTTCCTGCTGTGCGTCAGTCATTGCTTGGTTCCTTTTCCTGTGTCATGTCATTGATCGCATCGAGAAGCACATTGAAGAACTGATGCTGCACGCTTTCCGGCGTGTCCCCGTTGCACACACTTGCCAAGGACTCGACCAGCACCGCGTTGTCTGAATTGATCTCGCGCATGCACGCGCTCACGCGCCACCATTGACGAACCGTCCCGGCGACACGGTCATCAATCCGGTGCAGCATCGGCGTGTTGACATGCACCTGGATCCCCGTGGTGCTGTTCACCGACCGCATCAGATCGGTTGGGTCCGTTTGGAAACAGGACGGCCAATCCTCACGCGGCAGGTCGCTGAACTTCGGACATGTGAAGCGTTCTCGCATCAGTTCTCCATACAGGCACGCGCCTGATAAATACGAGAATACCCATCTCCGGCATAGGTTGCAAGGGGTGTTTCGATATTCCGGCGGATTATTTGACTTGCCTTTACGGATCGCTATACTGCCCGTACCCCTATGGGGTGGGGTGGCTACTGCTGCCCCTTACTTGCCCCCGGAAGCACGGCGCGTTGAACCTCGGTTCCGCGCCGTGTTTGTTGGATGCTCATGCGCGTGACCTTGACCGAACCCGAGTTCCGGATCTGCCGATGGCTGGCGACACAGCGGCATTCGGGCGCCCGCGCAGCTGGCGTGGCTGACCAACAGATGGGACCGCAATCCGCCGAGCAAACCGACCTCGATGGAATCGGTGGAGAGTTCGCATTCTGCAAGGCTGCGAACCTGTACCCCGACATGACTATTGGCGCACGCGCTGGGGGATTCGATGCCCAGCTGCACGGCATGTCCGTCGATGTGAAGACAACCCGGTACGAAAGCGGCAAGTTGCTCGCAACGCTTGGCAAGTCAACTGCAAGCGCCGACATCTATGTGCTGGTGGTCGGCACGATTCCCGAGTACCGAATCGCTGGCTGGGTTCACGGTGTCACCTTGATTCATCCCCGCAACATCCGCGACCTGGGACGCGGACCCGGCTATGCCCTAGACCAGCGTGACCTGCTTCCGGCTAGGTTGCTGTTGCGCACGGGTACATGAACGTGGAACCACCGTGGGGGACTTTACCCCCATGACCCCGAGGGGCATCTTTGGGTTAGATCAACGGTGGTTCCCGGTGCGCTTGCATTCTGACCGGGCGGCGGTTAGGATGCGAGGTGCCTATCCTGCGCGCTCGTATCCTAGCGCAACTGTCGGAGTACGGCAAGGGCTGCGGCCCGTGGATACTGCAACTGTTCCCGGCACAGTCGGGGAACATGGTTTCGACGCGGCTCCTGACCCTAGGCCGCGCCACCGAAAGGTGCGCTCCCCCACGATGGAAGCGGCTGGCAACCTCCAGCGAAATGGTGCAATTCGTGGCTCAACCGACGCGCGGCTCCGCATGGGCTGGTTGATGTGGCCCCGCAAGGGGTCACTCCCTCTGCGCTCACCACACGGACTGAATGCGAAGCCTGGACGGTCAGCCCGTCTGTGCCTTCATGCCTTCAAAGAACAGAATCAAAACCGCCCAGCGGAAGAGTCCCGTAGGGAAATGCCTTTGTTCAGCGTTCCCGGCTAGACAACGCTCGTTTTTTTTGACGCGCGGTTTTTTCAAAAACACGACCGCCGCTGCGCATCGGACGCAACGGCGGCGTGTCTCCGAACAGGTGGGAGGCTACTGCGGTTTGCGATCATTGGACAGGCAGACAACGGCAAGCAAAGCAACGCCGATTGCCAGTCCGAACATCAAGCCGCCGAATGCCTGCAAGGTGGAGCGCATCAGAACTTGCTGCCGTACTTCTTGCATCCGAACCAGCCGACGATGGCGCCGGCAAGCAGGGCCAGTCCGGCGAACCAAAGATTCCCCAGGAAATCCGAGAACGAGTTGGCAAGGTGAAGCATGGTGATTCCTCACGGGTTTGAGTCTGCGATCCTGCGGTAGCCGAGCCGCCACAGCAATCGCGTGATGTCCGTGGCGGTCATTGCCACGGTTTCCTCATCCAAGGGCGTGCAGGCGTGCAACGCTTCGTGGATGATTGTGTCCAGCATATCGCGTTCGGACTGCTTGGCACGCACACGGATCAACCGCCCCTCGGCATTTCCAGGGTCCGTGCAATCACCAAAGTCCTCCATGTTGGCGAACTTGAACTGCCACATCTTGCCGCCCAGCTTGCATTGCATGGTGATACCTCAATGAGCAAGGTGGAAATCCGCAACCAACGTGTATCGCGTTTGATTCTTGCCGTTTGCTTGCTTGACACTCCGGCGTTCAAAGCGCAACCGCATCCACACCGCACCCATCACCTCGGGCGTGCGTCCCTGTTCAACATGGAAACCGGCGAACCCATCATCGAACTCATCCTTGTAGGTTCCGGTGCGAACATGCCATTGAATGTCTGAAACGATGCGCGGCCCCTTCTGATCCATGACGAGGCGCTCGCGCGCAAGCGGCATCACCCATTGCTTGTGGACATGCCCGGACACCACGATGTCCGCGTCCGGCGTGACCGCCGCAGCCCGCCGCACCTTGAGCGTGTCGAAAGACATCAGCGCGGCCCCGCCCGAGCCGTGGAAATACTTCAGCGTCAGCGTGTGCCGTTCGTTGCCGCGCCTGGTGATGAACCGCACCCAACCACCGTAGCCTCCGGAGTACACCTTGTGACCTGACTGCTGGCTCATGCGTTCGCACAGGCGCTCGGTCAGGTCTGTCTCGCAGTTTTTCAGGATCGCGGTTTCATGGTTTCCCCTGCCGATCAACACGAAGTTCTTGGCGTATGGGGAATAGAAATCCGATGCGTGGCGGACGATGCTGTCAAGGTAATCCGCTGCCAGCGCATCCTCTTCACGCACGCTGTTCTTGCTGCGGCGTGGATCAAACTTGCCCTGCATCGCGCAAAACAGGTCGCCAACATCAATGATGCCGGCGTTGCGCGCAACGGCTTCATCGAGATGCTTGCGCTCCAGGTCATGCCTTGCATGGGGGTTGTCGTGATGCCTGTCACCTGACAGCAAATACCAGTATTCCCCGTGCTTCCCATCATCCTCCAGCTCGACGGTGTGGATGTTGCGATGGTGCTGGACCATTCGGAATGGAAGCGTCATTTGTCCCCCTTGTCCTCTTGTGCCTTTGCCTGCTTGAAGGCCGCATCGAACGCTGGATCGGCGGCGCGCTTCGCAGCAACAAACTCCCGCGCCCCCTCCGGTCGATTGTCATCCAGCATCGCCACGGCGAGGTCGGCCTCTTGCACCTTGCGCTTCGGCAACCATCCGATGGCAATGCGTATCGCCGTTCCTAGCCCTGTCTGCCACAGCACGACAACGATGCACACGCCGACAACCGCGACCGCAAGCCATCCGACCATGCTTGCCCACCACGGGGTCTGATCCTCCACCCCGGTCAGTTCCTTGTTGATCGCGTGCGCGTCCGTCATGTTGGCGCGCGCCCGGTTCCTGCCGGCGGTCGCCTCCGACGCAAGATCCTTGTGCGCTCGCTCAACCCGGTCCCATGCCGTGATCTCCTCCTGCGCGCGTTCGGCTATGCCGTTGGCGCGGTTGGCGATCTCCCGGCTGGGGCTGCACCCGACAGCCGCCAGCACCAGCATGATGATGACGGCGGCGCGCAGCATCGCAATCCCCTTACCTTGCGTTCTGATCGAGGCGGTTCTCGATCTTGTCAAGGCGCTGGGTGATGTTCTGCTGCTGCGTCACGACCTGCATCAGCATCCTGTCGTGATGGATGAACGCCGTCAACACACCACCCATGACGGTGACGGCGATGCCGACAATGGCAATCCAATCGCGCGCGGACAGGCGGACCACGGTGCCATTGGATTCCAGCGTCATCGCGTCATCCCGCCTTCATGCCCGATGCGGACATTGACGGAGCTGCCGCCGTAATTGCCAGTCTTCACGCCGATGCGGTACAGCGCACCCTCCGGCTCAAACCCATACTCCTCGGCCGTGGTCGTGTACGACTTGACATCTCGCCAGGTCGTGCCAGCATCAAACGACCGCTGCACGGTGACGGTGCTGCCCGTCGAACCGACTGCGCCGCTCGGCAGCGAAACCGAGATGTTGAACCAGCCAAGGATGTTGATGGAGGTGTTGAACGTGTTTGCGGCGGTGATGGTTGCGGATTGTGAGACTGCCATAATCAGACCTCAACAAGGACTTCAATGGTGAACGTGTCAATGATCGCGGAACTGTTCGACACGTTGCGAATGGTGAAAGTGTTTGGTGGACAACCTGTTACAAAGGTTGGATCTTGTGCGTCAAACAGAACGTAATAGTTTGGCGGCACCGTGAATGTCGTGGTTCCGGCTGGCAGCGTGATGTAAGGAACGCCAACGATGCTTGCCGTGGGACAAACATAGACCGTGACAACAAGCGGAGCCGCAATCGAATGCGTGCAGCTGACTGATATCAGGCTATCAATGCCCGTGAACTGCTGAAATGTCGTGGTGGTTTCGCTAAATGCCGACGCATTGGGCCAGTCAATTGCGTTCGGGACCACCTGCGGCAAAGTCGCCACGCCTTGGATGATTGGCTGAATGACAGTCGTGGCGTCAGCCTTGGCGATTGGACCGCTGTTGTCAACAAACCGCAGCATTACCTGGTTTCCAGCGCGGCGATGCGCGCTGCCTGCGACTGCACCATCGCGGTCAATTCCTGGATGCTCTTGGTCAGCAGCGGGATGATGTTCTGATACGCGACATTCAGGTATTCGCCGCCCTGCGACACGATGCCATCAATGTAATCCGTGCCAGCCAACGCCTGTTGCAGCTGCTGGGCAATGAAACCCGTCTGAACGGTCTGATCCGCGCACCAGTCGGCGTTGTACTTGAAGGTCACGGGCTGGATCGCATTCACGCGATCAAGGCACGAATCGAGCGGCGTAATCGAGTTCTTGATCCGCGAATCTGATCCGTTGACATAGGCGCCGGCACCCCAAACGCCCGTCCCGTTGCATTGCAGGTTGTATGCGCCCTGGTCGGTCGTTCCGGCAATCAAGACCTCACCATCGGACTTGATGCGCATGCGCTCCGTGGCGGACGTGCCAAAGATCAGCGAAGTGCCTTCGTAGTTGAACACATACGCCGCGCCGCTGGAATCAACACGCAACGCGACACCGTCGCTAACGGTCGCACCCGTGGCACCGTTGGTCAGCCTGATCTGCGTGTCGGCCGACGCGGTGTTGTGAGCGTGGAACAAACTTGCCGGACTGCTGGTTCCTACACCCACGTTGCCGCTTGTTGCAAATGTGGCAACGGCGGCATTGTTGACCAACACGCCAACCGGATGATTGGATGACGTACCAAAGTTTGCTACCGTTGCGTTTGGATACGCAAACACCTGCGTTACCGTTCCGTCAGATGCAGTACCCTGCAAAGCCGACGTTCCCGTCAGTTGCAGCTTGCGCGAAGCGCCAACGAACCGCGCGTACTCGGTGTTGTAATCCTGCACGATCACATCGCGGCCGACATTGCTGCCAGCATTGTTGGGTTGCAGCGTCACGCTGCCGCCTGCGCTGACCACGGGGTTCACCGTGCCGGACGATGCGGTCGGCGCACCGGACGCATCAAACGCCAAGTACTTGCTGGCACGGTTCTCCTTGGTCGGGAGCGTCAGCGTGGTGGTGGTCCCATCGCTGACCGGGGCAACCAGCTGCCGCGAAATGGCGTTGTTGACCTGCTGGATCTGAATGCAGGCGCGGTCCAGCGAGTTGTTGATGACATCCGGGTAGAACCCACCCTGGTTGCTCAAGTCGGTTGGCTGGAGGTTCGCAATCGTGGATGTGATCGTGATGCGCGTGCCGCTTGCCGGCGCGCCAGCGGTGATGGTGATGGTGCCGCCGGGGCTGTAGTTCTGATCGGCGTTCAGCGCCACCGTGTAGTTGGTGTTCAGCACCAGCGTCGTTTCCACCCCGGTGGACTCGTTCAGGCTCACGACATACAGGTCGGAGGACTGAAACACCTTGAACGCAAAGTCAAACGAGGAAACGGTGCCGTTGCCTTCGTATGAAACCGACCTGGTTGTGCTGTTGATCGTCATGTATTTCCTTTGCAGAAACGGTGTCAGAATACTTGTGCGTTACTTGTTTTTGCTTGCAGGACTTCCAACTCCGCTGACCGCGCCACGGACGTAGTCGTAGGTGCTGGTTGGCTTGATCTTCTTTTGATTGACATCCATCATGTAGCCGATGGGCTTGGCGACTGGCGCCGTCGGAACGCCGGTGAGCAAGGACATCAAGGTCATCACATCGCGCACATTGTGGCCCGTGACCTTCTTGTTCTTGGAAGTCAATCGGGCAATTGCTTCAGCGGTGCCAACAGTTGCGTTTTCCAGCGCGGCGATGGTTGGGGCGACCTCGATGTGGTCCCCGTGAAACGGCACCGGACCACCCTGAACACGCTGCACAGCATGAGCGGTCGCGGTGATGCCCGAATAGATTTGCGACCCGCCAGGGATCATGCCGACCGCGCCATGTGCATATGACGCAAAGATGAACTCAAGCACATCATGCAAGAGCGAGTCATGTTTCTTCTTGTTCCAATCACCCGACACGGTCTTGGCAAACCCTTCAAACACCAGCATTGGAATGGCGTAAGCCATGATGTGTGAATAGACCAGCCTGCCTGCGCCCTTTGCGATTCCCATGTCCCTCATGGACATCACGAACTCATCGGCGTTCAGGTTGGCAATGGTGTTCAGGTAACCCGTGAACGAGAACATTGCCTGCGCGAATGGCGTTCCGGTCTGATACCTGGCGACATCTTCCGCATGAGCTGAACCCTGTGTCATGCGAACGGCGGCGTCGGCCCGATGAATTGCTTCCTGCTTTGCCTCATCCATCCCGACTTCCGGACCAAGCTTCTCCATCGTTTCGTTGAACTTGCCCAGCCAAATGATGATGTCCATCTGATTGTGCAAGGCATGCGACAGGAACATTCCGTGGTTCCTGAACCACGCTTCTGTCTTGCCCATCGGACCACGATCCTCAAGGATGTCCATCAGCCTGTCGCGCGCATCCATGACTTGGTTGTGCAGGCGCTCATCCATCATGGGGGACATCTTGGCGATGTCCGTCGCGACCTGTGACGGGTTCATCGTGTACTGCGCAAGTGCCGAATGCAACTGCCCAGCGTCAACCTTGACATACGCGGCAGTAAATCCGCCGGCATGCCCGATCTGTCGAAGGTTCGCCGCCATGAAATTGAGGCTGGTGCGGCGTCGAATCGTTGACCAAAACCGATCCACAGATGGATCAAGTCCGGGCTTGGTAATGGAGTTTCGGGCAGCGCGCTCAAGCATGGGGATGATTAGCTTGTTGATCGCGTTGGGATCCAGTTGGTCCACCTGGCTCCTGAACTCCCTGTTATTGAGAATGCGCATGACATCCTTGATTCGTGGCGCAACATGCACATACCGAAGCACGCTGTCAATGTGCTTGCCAATGATTCGCAGATCCAGCGCAAGGTATTCGTTGAACCCTTCACTTCGAGACTTGGTGAATCCAAATCCGACAGATGGCATTTCCTGGCGGAAATCCGCATCAATCTGTTTGAGGTTTCGGATGGTTTCAATTTCAGAAACCAGGTATTCATCAACGGCGGCCGGGACATAGCCACCCTTGTACACACCCCACGGAGTTTCAAATGCACGGGGTTCAATCTTGTCGTAATAGCAGCCGTCCATGTCGTACTTGGCGCGCTGTGCCAAATTGCCAAGTTCCTCATTCCGGTCCCACATTGCTTGCAGGAAGTCGAAATGCTTCTTCGTAAGCACCCCTTCCTTTATCATCCGATTGACGAATGTGTCCCACTTGGTGGTGACAAGGTTTCCATCTGCATCCAAATGACCCCATCCATAGCCGAGAAGCATCTTGCGCAGATTGCTTTCGTTTCCGGCATGCGCCATTGCACCAAGCAATTCAAGCAACCCAATACCGCCATTTGCACTTCCAAAGGTGTAACCAGGCACCTTTGCACCGGGCTTCTCAAACCGTCCATCGGTAAGTTCGTAGGCGTTGATTTTCCCCGCTGGCAAATTGAGGGCGTGAACATCGTCGCCATAGCGTTCAACGTACTTGGCATAGTCGGCGCGATATGCATCCATGCCGCCGACAATGGGGCGCCAAAGGTATTTGGTGAAGAAACCGGGACCGTTCGGACCATCCATTGCCGCGCACCAATGCTCGACCCGACGCCATACTGTCTTGAACTCATTGGCGTTGCGCATGAACCAGTCAAAGTTGCTCGCCGCACCTGAAACAGGCTTACGTTCGGGACCAATTTCCTCCATGCGTGCGCGGAACTCTTCCATTGCTTCCGCAACGGCAACGCGCTTGCCGTCGATCATCATCACCTTGTCACGCCGCGCATTTTCCCACAGCGCATTCACAGCATCCATGACCCCTCGGAACTCGACCATTGTGAGTTCGCGGTAATCCTGTGGGCCAGCCGACAGCCGGTCAAGGATGGGCTTCAAGTCGGCATACAAGGAAGGGTTGAACTGCTCAATGTTCTTTGTGTATTCCGCCGGCGTCTTGTCCGATGTGCCAAGCCCGAAATGCGCCAGGATTGACCGCGCCGCAAGCACCATGTTGAAATCACGGGTCTTGCCGATCTTCTCATCGGACCCGAAAATCTTCTTGATGCCGTCCATTGCGGCATCGACTTCATTCAATGCATCAAGCGCCGCAGTCGCGAGATGAGACTGCAACAGCTGTTGGCGCTTGGCGCGGATGGCGACCTCATGGGGATCCTTGTCGCCATACTTCTCACGGAACGCATCCAGGCGACGCTGCGCCTTTGCACGGGCATCCACAGCCGCCAGTTCCCCGGCTAGGGCAGCCTCGACCTCTGTCTTGCCATCCTTGAGGGACTGGGCAACAGCGGCCGTGCGAGCCTTCTTCACAATCCGTTCCATGTCAATCTTCGGCGGCGTCGCCTGCACCGCATCAAGCGCCGTGCGCGCAGCCTTGGATTCCGCAAGGATGTGCTGGCGCTGATTGATATCCCTGATGCGCATGCCATTGATTCGATCCATTGCGACGGATCGCGCAGCCTCTGCCATGATCTTGACAGGCTCGGTCGCACGCGCCAGCAACTTGAACTCCAGCGCGACAAACTCCCTGCGTGCCACGTTGTGGACGGCTTCATCAACAGCGCGCTGGATCTTCTTGGGATCAGTCAGGTCGCTGTGTTCGCGGATCATGCGCTGATCCGTTCGGAACTCCACCGCTTTCTCAAATGTCGGAGCGACCCACAGGCGTTCAACAAACGCCTTCCCGCTCTCAAACCCGAACATCTCGGCAACGACATCAGGATGCACGCCATCCTTTGACAGCATGCCATACTTGCCACCACCAAGCGCGGCGGCTGCATCTTCGCCGATCATGGACACAACAACATCCCTGTTCAACTTGACCACCGTGTCCGACTTGACATCTTCGCCCTTGTCATTTCGGATCAGGCCGCGCTTGAGGAACTGCATCGCACGGTAAAGCGGTTCGGCGCTGACAGCATCGGCGATCTCCTCACGGACTGCGGCACGGATCTTCTTTGCCTTGGCAACGATGCCGCGCTTGGTGCTTTCCTCAAGGCGACCGATCCGCTCCTGCACCTGGATGCTGCGGGTGTTTAGGTCAGCGACCGACGCATCATGCGCCGATTGCTGCTTCTCCTGGTATTCCGCCCATTCCGCGTCGTTGAGCGGCGACTCCTCGCGGGTCTGCCACACGCCCTTCATCTCGCGCATCGTTTCCGTATGCGTGATGGTGTCTTCCGCCGCCATCCAACGGTCAAACACCTGCCGGACTTCGCCAGTCAAGATCGGCAGGTCACGGCCGTACCTGGCTCGATAGTCATCATTCAACTTGCCACGGATGTCGCCGTACAGCTTCAGCATCCATTGCGACAGGCGTTCAAACACGCCGCGCAGTTCCTCGTTCGGCGCCTTGCCTTCGGAGAAATAGACCTCGCCCGAGTAGGCAAGTGCCTCCTCATGCGGCCTGCGCTCCTCTAGGGACATCGACATGTACTTGACGCGGCGTTCCTCGGGCGTGGCGCCCTCAATGCCCATCCAACGCAACACGGTGTCGATGTCGCGCAGCACATGCGGAGGCGCGTTTTCCATGCTGGAAATGGACAGGAAGCCGTTCCAGTATGCATGGATGAACTCATGCGCAGCTGTGCGCCAGGTCGCGCGCTTGGTAAGCATGATCTCCAGCGTGCGAAGGTTGAAAGACCCCTGCACGCCCTCGCTTGGACCAAATGCCGGCTGCTCCAATGGTCGCTGGAACAAACGCGGCTCCGATGCGCCGCGCAGTTCTTCCTGATGAAGTGTTTCAGCTGCGCCAGCGCCACGCTCGGCAGCCTGTGTTCCAGTCAATCGCGCCCGCAGAGCAGCTTCCCGCTGCGCAAGGTTTGCTTCGGCCTGCGCAGCCTGTTCGGCGGTATGCATGGTGGCAACGACTTCGCCGCGCTGTAACACCTCACGCTGGTTTCCCGCAACGCGAACGACGCCGGGTTCTGTCACTTCCGTAATCGTTCCGCCAGTACCCGTCCCCGGCTCTCCATTTGCGGGAGGCATCCATGCAATCACATTGTGTTCATTCCCACCGTCCACAAACTCCTGCCCAATCGGATCGCTAATCTCAAGACCGCGCTGCTGCATGAATGCATCGGTCTTGGCAAGCATCGTTTCGATTGCCTTGACCGTGTTGGCATTGAGATGTTCGCGGCTTGCCTTCAAGCGATTGCGGAGGCGCCATGACTGGCTCGCGATGTCAACTTCGTCCTTTGCATCAATAGCGGCTTGCAACTTGCGCACGGAATCGTTCAATGCGCGCCCGGCCTTGGCTTCGGGATGCGAGGCATCGCGGCCTTCATTGGCTACGCGCGCATTGTGTTCGGACACACGCGCAGCCAATCCACCAACAGCACGCGACAGCGGATGCACATCCGACTCGGACATGGGTTCCGCTTCAACGCGAGTCGCAGGCGTTTCAGCAGTTCTTGCCGCCGTTGGTTCTCCAACGACCCGATAGCCAAACTTGCGATGCGCTTCCTCGGGTGACAGCTTCAGCGCGTTCGCCAGCCCACGAAGCATGGATCGACCAAACACACCAATGACCTGCGATTCTTCAGGTGACCGACCAGCCGCCAGCGCATCCTGCTCAAACTTCTGCTGGATGGCATCAAGTTGCCGCTCATGCTCCTCATTCTTGACCACCCGGTCATTGACCTCGCGCACCATTTCCTCGGGCGAGTCATTGAACTTCGACCGAAACCGTTCTGCCGCAACTGCTTCCGAGTATGTCGGGACATCCGGATCGGCCGTGATGTGCTGGCGCAACGCGCGACCAAGATCCGTTTCGCCAACCTTGCTGAAGAAGTCGCCGGAGTTGATCTTGACGTAGCCGTTGATTCCAGCCTCGCCGTTGCTTTGATCCTTCAATTGTTCCGATGCACCAGGCAGGATCTGATCCAGCCGTTCAATCGGGATGTTTAGGCGCCCAAGTGCATCAAGCAGTCCCTGCTTGTTAATGTAAATGTGTGGGAACTCTGCCGCAGCCGCCGCATCATTCTGAAACGACGCAGCCGCATCGGGCGAACGACGCCGCAAAGCAGACTCACGCGACAGGCGCAGGATGGTGTCCAACTGCGCATGGACTTCCTTTCCGCGCGAGATCGCGGCCGCTTCCTGCGCCGCACGCATGATGGGATTGTGTTCGGTTGGAGACAGGACGCTCATGCCGGCGATGCCAATGAGCATGTACTCAAGGTTGTCGGCGACATTCTTGCCGAACTGCTCGCGTCCTTCGGGCGTTGCAATCAACGGCACCATGCCGGATGCGGCGCGAGCCTGGTCATTTGCCAGCTCCAGCCCAACAACTTGAAGTGTTGCAAATGCCGAACCCTTTAGCAGCGTTCCCGTGTATTCGCCAGCGACCCGCCGCGTTGCCGCCATCACAGACGGTTTTGCCACCGCCTGCTCAATACGGCGGGCCGTTGCTGCTGCAATTTCCTTTTTTGCCGCTTCCGAAGTGAACCCTGGCATGGTCAAGCGTTCAAGACCATAATTCACAATTGCCAATGGACCGGCATAGGTAAGCGCAACACTTGCCGCATCATCCTCGGGAACACCTTCCATGATGGCGCGCGAATAAATCATTCCGACCGCATCGCGAAATGCCTGTTCCGCAGCAGTTGCTCGCCATGCGATTCGCGCAGCCACCGGGCCAGTAGCAAGTGCTGGCGCACCACCAAATCCGACTCCGACAAGTTCTCCGGCGATGAATGCACCGCCAACTGTCTTTGCACGCTGTTGAAGCTTGTGCGCCTCCATGCCAATCATGTCGGCAATGATTCCGATAGGACCATGCGGGGAAAGGCTTGTCGGGGTCGGACGCATGGCTCCGGCAGCGGCTTGGTCGGCAATGACCTTGGCTTCTTGTTCGGATGCACCGCGATCAATGGCATTGGCATATGCCGTGTCTCGCGCTTGCTTGACATAGTCGAACAGGTAATCAGCCTTCACATGCTGAATGACAGCCATCGCCGTTGGCGGTCCTTCATTCAGCTCCTTGTTCCACGCGATGATGCGCTTTGTGGAATCGGACTTCGTTTCCACTCCGGCCAACGATTCCATGAGTGCTGGCTTGCCTGCTACCTGCGTGGCGCTGTATTCCCACATGGCTCGCGTTCCATAGCCATGTTGAAATCCCTTTACCGCAGTCAGGTTTTCACCAACCGACTTCAAAACCTCCGGAGCCTGCGGATCAAACATCCAAAACTCGGGAGAGAAGATCGCATCAGGATTGTTCGGAAGAACGACCTGTGATGAGTCCACGAACATGTCGGAGATGTACTTGGCGGTCTTTTCCCATGCCGACAGGTGCGAAACGTCATCCTGCGCAATCGCCGCGAAGTTTGGGTTGGTCATGTAATCAGCAAGGACCGGCGCCGAGGTTGGCAGATCCTGGTTGACCACATCATCCATGCGGTACTGCTTCTGAAACGCCGCACGGTTGCGCGTGTAGATGTCGAAGCTGGCGCCAAGTGACGCGGCTTCCTGCTGTTGCTTTGCAACCTCATCGGGGTTCTTGTCGGCAACCAACCCCATTGACGCCCGGATGGCTCGCCGTTGTCCTTCACGGATGTTGCCAAGTGCCTCGTCCCAAATATCGGGTGCGCTACCGATGATCGGGTTGCCGTTGTTGTCCAGCGGCGCTGGCGGCGGAAGCATCATGGCAAGGTTGCCAGCCGGCGGCGTGGCGGCCGTCTTGATGACATCGACCGGGATGTTCGGGGCGGCGTTGATGTTTGCCCCCAACACGGTGTCCCACATATGCACCGCGTCGGTCAACGTCATGGGGGGTGCCTTGCGAGTTTCCTGCGGGATCAATGCCTCCGTCATTTGAAGCGGGGTGCCATACGATTCCTCGCCAACCTTGTGCAAGATGTCCTGCACGCGGCTTTCCTGGTCGATTGCGTTCGGCTCCGGGACATTCAAAGGATTGAGGTCTTCATTCATCGGGGCATACCTGCTTCGATCCAAGTGCGAACAATGTTGGTCGGATTCACGGCAGCGCCATTGCGCTTGAGCGACGCCTCAATCTGCTTGCGGATGCTGTCGCTAATGACAGGCACCGACACGCCGTTGCGCGTTTCCTTGGCTTGCAGAATGATGTCAGGAGAATATCCCGTGATTGGTCCGGGCAATTCACGGACGCTTTCTCCACCAAAAAGTTTGCCAACCCAATGCTGTCCCCAGGTATTTGGCATGATTTTGTACGCATTCCAGATTGATTCTGATTCCATGCGTCCAATCCGATGAACATGGCGATCAATGATCTCCTGCTTCTCGCCATACTCAAGCACCTTGCCGCCCTTGTCCTTCTGCCGTGCGTCAATCTCGCGCTTGATGTTTTCGCGCAAAGTCAAGGACATTGCCTTTGATTCATCATCATTGGGCTGAATGAACACAAGCTGCGGCATGCCATTCTGAACAAGCGCATCGTTCACCTGTTCGGCGTTGAGCGTGACTTCGTGATACTCAACGGGGTTCGGCCTGTTGACGCGCTCACGCCATGCGAGGTACGTCGATGTGGACAGTTGATCGCGATACTTGTCCAGGTATTCGTTGGTCAACTTTTCAGGATTGCGCGCGATCTCCTCCAGCCGCGTTATCTCATCATGTCGCTGAAGCTTCAGCATGATGTCTTCGCGGTCCTTTGGCTTCAGCGCAGCAAGTTCGTTGACAGGGATGTCCCACACCGTGGAGTTCGGATCCTCGGTGCGGGCATAGATGCTGTCGATCAACTCCCGGTACTTGACATCGTTGTCTTCCTTGATCTGCGCGTAACGGTTGCGCAGATTCGCCGTCACCAGCCGGCGCATCTCGACATCCTTGATGTTGGACGCGATGTCAAGCGCCTCGGTCATGGTCGCCGGCGCCTGCTTGCCATCCGTTGATTCCGAATATTGCTTGGGATCGCTCGGGGACACAAGGACGCCATGCTGCATGACGTTGTCGGTCAGCTCGTCAAGCACGGCGTGCTGGCGACCGACATCAATCTCCTTGCGCATCTTCGTTTCCGCCTCGGGGTCAAGTGCTTCCTTCCCCGAGTGTGCATCAAGGAACTGTTCCGCCATCGCGTACTGCTTCTTGGACATCATCAAGTCAACAATCCCGCCAGCGACGCGGGTGTTGATCTTGGTGACGATCTGCGTGCGCTGATCGGAATCCGCAGGCAAGCCCATCAGGTCAGCGGCCGTGTTGGCTTCGGCAATGGCGGTCGCAAGGTTGGCGTGGTATTCCACGTTTCCGATTGGGTCGAACTTGCCATCCGCATCGGCCTTGGCATTGAAGGACTGCACGGCCAGGTCGATATACCGCTCGCTGCGCGCGGCGGAAGTCTTGAGCAGGTAGTTCTTTGACTGAACCTCGCGATGTTCCGTGATCTTGGTCTGAAACGCCAGCATGTTGCGTGCCACGGCAGGCGCAAGCAGTTGCCGCTGCGTGTCATTCTTCATCCGGTCCATCGCCGACTGCGCAACCGAGGAAAGCGCGTCATGCGCCGAGGCATAGCCATCGATGGCATTCTTGCCAGTTGTGTACAGGTAACCGTTCTCGCCATGCACGATGTTGGTCATCTGCTCGGCGGCCCAGGCATCACCAGCCTTGGCATCGGCTTCGTTGATCGAATCCTGCAACGCGACGCCGGCGCGGTAACCAATCATCCCCGCCTCGACCATGCGTTGGCCGACCTCGACCTCTTGCTTTGCCGCGATGTTCTCCATCGGCTGGATGCCAGGAGCCTGGAACGCGACATTCGGGACATCGGATTCCGAAACCTGCGGGACGAATGACGAAGGGACAGTTGGCATGGTTCTTCCTCAAAATCTGCGAGTCGAGACACCGCCGAGCAATTCCTCAAACCGCTTGGTGCGCAGCCATGCCGCACCCATTTCCGAAGCACTTCCAAGCAGGCTGCTGAACGCGGCAATTGGCGCGTTGATCGTGCCAGCCGTGGCTTGCAGGTTGCTGGCGGTCGCCGCATCCATCGCCGACTGGTTTTGGTAATTGATCGCCTGCATTCGATACGCCTCGGCCTGCCGGACCTTGTTGGCGTCGATGTTCAGCTTGTCGAGTTCACGAATCACATCCATGCTGCCAAGGATTTCGGCGCTGGTTCCAACGCCGCCAGCAATGCCGCGAGCAGCCAACGACGTTGCGGCGGACGAGCGAGCCTGACCAGCGCCCATCGTGTACCTGGCATATGTCTGCTCGCCGGCATGCATTGCCGACTCCGCAACGAACTCGGCATGACGCGCGTTCAAGTTCGCCATCTGACTGGCAAACCTGGCATTCTGCGCCTGCATCTTGAGCGCGTTCGATTGGCTGCTGGCCGCGAAATACGACCCGATTGCGGCATTGATCCCGCCGATCACGCCAAGGATCGCGCCACCACGGGTTAGGGTCGAGGACACCACATCCGACGTTCCACCCATCGATGATGTGGAGGCCGGGCTGTACGTCTTCCACGCCTGTGCCGATGAAACAGGCGTCGGATCGGTCAACAGGGTTCCAAACGTGTATGGGTTCGGGTTGCTGAACCCAAACGACGCTGGCGGCTCCACAACATCGCTGCGCGTGACGAGTCCCATGTCAGCCTCCGATGCTTGCCTCGACCGTCATGCTGACAATCGTGAGCGGTAGTGGGTCGCTCTGACGGACATACACCTGCCCGCTCGATGCCCATGATGGATTCAACACGATCAAGACCTCGTCGGACTTCAATTCCGGCGGGGTTCCGTACGGTTCCGTGGTTCTCTGCTTGGCTTCGACAAGATGATCGACATCCGGGCCGATGAAGATGCCGGAGGACCGCAGCACCCGCAGCCAAGCCTTGTTGATGTTCTTCATGTGACCCTGCCCAAAACCGTCAATCTGCAACGTAAGCGGCAGGGTCTGAAGATCGCTTTCATATGGCAAACCAGCCACCACCTTGACAGCAGGGCGGTCCACGGTGATGGATCCGGAGGTCACGACCTTTTGCGTCATCACGGCGCCATCGCCAAGGATGCTGACGGTCTTGCCTTCCAAATGCGACAAACCGCTGAACGTGCCAAACGCGCTAGCCCAGCTGCTAGTGGCCACGCCACGCAATCCTGACGAAGATGGGATCACGCGATCAGGTCGAACAGTCGCATCATTGGCACCCACCACCGTGTTGATGGTCAGGCGATATTCCTCGCCATCGGTGCCTGTCAACACGATGACATCACCTACACCGGGATACCCAGGCAATCCAAACATGCCAACAGGTGCAATGTGCAGATTGAGCAGTTCCGATGGTCCCCAAGTCGTTCCCCCGGTCAACGTCATCAATTGCGTAACGTCGGTGTTTGTGCCATCGAATGACAACCCGCTGTCAACAAAGAATGCCAGCGATGCATCCGTGATTGTCCGGCTTTGCATGCGCTCGATGTACCGAACCGTGTTGCCGTTGACAGTTCGCTTGACAATCACATACAGCGCATCCTCGGTGCCTTCCGCAACCGCCGTGCAACTCTCAAACACACCGTCCGTGTCATGCTGGTGCCATGCGCCAATCTCCTGCTCCGGCACATAGGTCAAGCCGAGCAACTTGCCAGTCGATGACACAAACCAAAGCACCTGGTATGGCGCCTTGGTGTAGCACATGTCAAGGATGTCATAGGTGTCAAACAGGTGCGTCGCCCGGATCGACAGGTCGCCCGTGACGAAGCCGCTTGCCTGCCATGAGTATCCCAGCTCGCGGACATGCCCGCCGCGCGCGGAACAATAGACAACGGTGTTGTTCACCAACGTCGGCTGGACATTGTTGGCGCCGACATACGCCTGCGGTCGCACCGAGATTGTGCTTGGTGTGATCGCGTCGCTGTTGATCGGGGACACGCGCCATTCGGCCGCACTTGTCAGCAGCAGCAACTGGGTGAGCGGAACAATGTGACGGATCGTGTTGGCTTCACGCGATGCCACGCGAATCGACACACGGTCGCCATCCTCGACGGGAATGGAGTACGACATGTCGCTCTCCGTTCCCGACCTGGTGAACCACAGGTGCTGCGGGTCATTGTTGGTGCCGGCAAACACACGCCGCTGCTCGAAGTAACTGACAGCCTGCGGATAATCGCCAGTTCCCGCAAACACGGTGTCAGCAATCTTTGGGGTGTTGCCAAGGTCCGGCGAGATGTTGTTGTCAACAAATGTGGTTGTGGACGATTGACCAATCAGACCATACAACCCGCTTTGCCGCTTGTACACGTTGTAGCGCGCCGCGCCGGAAACAGCAGACCACGACAATTGGTTGTATGCACCATCGACGTACAGGTTGTTCACGACATGACCAGCCGGCGACACCGTGCTTTCGTTGACACCATCGGAAGCAACCGAGGTGATGACGTAATAGTTGTCGATGTCGTACGCGCGCACGCTGGCCTGCGCAAGGCCGCCAGTACCCGAATATGCGGTGTATGTGCTGGTGTCAACAATGACACCCGTGTCAATCTGCATTACCGAGAAAGTGGAGGTTCCAGGAACCGTGTGGACGATGTAGAACCCATCGACGAATTGCGTCATGCTGGCAGACACGCCGCTGATGTACACGCTCTGACCCTTCACAAACCCGTGTTCCGAGTTGGTGGTGAACACGCCCGGATTCGCAAGGCTGACCGCCGTGATCTTGTTGGCGCGACCACGGTACGCCGTGACAGTCGGGGCGGATGTTGGCGCCGTGACGGTGGGTGCGAATGAAATGATCGCAAGCTGCCAATTCGTCGTGCCATACCGCCGCAACTCGCGCGGCGCGTAGGACGGATGCACCAGCGTCAACACATCGGCGGATTGCACATAGTGGATGTCAAACAGGTCCGCCTCTGCATACGGGCTGGGGATTTCGTAAATTGTCCCAGTCGGAAGCTGATACCAATACGTTGTGTTGGTAGGCAGATTTCCAGTAGTTGCCGCAATGCAGTAATACCTGCGGCTCAAATATGTAACAAGGTCGCCAATTGCATACGTTGTGGCGCCGTTGTATGCGGACAGTCCCGAGGTGGCAAGGTATGCGCCTTGCGTGTAGAACCGGATGTACCCAGCGCCCAGTTCAATCACCATTGTCTGCGTGGTGCTGTAGGTGAACGGGATGAGCCTTGACTTCTTGCTGCTGTCCTTCACGGTCGCGACGTACTTGAAACCCGGACGGTTCTCGACCGGACCCTGCGGACGCGAGATGAAGTTGCGGACCTTTGCCGCGCCCGTCTGATAGTGAACATCGTCGATGCGCCCATACATTTCGGGCGCAAGTTCACCGGAAGCGAACGACCTGAAGAATGTCCGCGTGTTTGCCATGTGTCAGCGTCCGGAGGTCCAGGGGACAATGTGTTCGGGCTTGATGCTGCGCTGCTGCGAATCCGACTCCTGCGCTTCCTTAAGGTACGACATCATCATCTGCATGCAACGCTTGGATTCAGCGGCGCCAGCCTCGCCCTTGAGCAGAGGGCCAGCAAGCATCGACGCAAGGTGCCACACCAGCGTCTGCGTGAACAGCGGCGAGAACAGGTTGGTGTCGGTCACATGGACGGTGTAACGCAGCACCGCCGACTCCTGGTTGGTCAGCAGCACCTGCGTGCCATCGTCAAGAGTCTCGACGGTGAACGGCTGCGGCACATACCGCCCCGCCGCGACCATTGGCGAGTAGTTGTACAGGTACATCGGCGTGTCGCTCGGCACGAAATGCGTCGAGTAATCGTCGCCGGCGTCGGCAGGAAGCACCGCGATGATGTTGATCGCGCTGACCGGGACGCCATAGGCGTACTTCCATTCCGGCCAGTTGTTGGTCATGGACGCGAGGGCGGCGCGCCGCATGGAGAAGTTCCAGTAGTGCATCTCCAGCAGGCTGTCGCGCGCAATCGGGTAGAACCGATGGCAATGGTCGGACTGCGCCGAACCTTCCGGAGGATCAATGCTGGACAGCGTCGCGGTGTCACCGAGGTACGCCAGCGCCAGGTTGCAGATGTCAACTTCGGATGCCATTCAGTCCTCCTTTGCAAGAGAGGGGAGCCGTGGTTGCCCAACGACTCCCCTCTTTGCCTTGCAGCGTCGTGAGACTCACTCCGCGGCTTCAGTCACCTCGACCGCCTGCTTCCGTCCCCGCTTGACAGCGGGTTCCTTGGGCTGCTCGCCATCGGCGTATTCCACGCAGACATTGAGCGGGCCGTTCAGCTCAAACACATCGCCGGCACGCCGGAACGAGTTGTCGATGAAGCAGTCAACCTTTGCGATGACCTTTGCCATGTCGTGTGTCTCCTTGTGATTAGATCACGCTGAAACCCGAAGCGTAGTACTTCTTGCCGTCGCCGATGTCGTTGACGACGTAAGCGTTCACGCTGCCGGTCGAGGGAGCGGTGCCAGTCACGGTGTACTTGGCACCGATGTACTGCGTCCCCTTGGAGAACAGCGCGGGGTTGATGCGGACGGCGAACTGCGCCTTTGCCGTCAGGCTGGCAAGCGCGACAGCGCCAGCCGAACCCAGCGTGACAACGCCCGTGGACAGGGCGGTGTCGGTGGCGCCGATCACATCAATCGTGAGGCTGGTCAGGTTGTTGAACGCAGCGACGATGGTGAAGACCACATACAGGTCATCGCCTTCGCCGATGTCACGGGCGACCGACAGGTCGAGCGTGTTGGTGGAAACGGCGGTCGCCGTGATCGCCTGCCCGGTGATGACGCCGGTGGCAGGGACGGTTCCCGAGAGAATCGAGTTGTTCTCAAGAATCATTGGGTGTACCTCTTTCTTGGTTGGATGTCAGGTTCAGCTGACGATCGCTTCGGTGTTGACGATGGCATCGACGCGACGCAGCGGGACGCCCAGGAACGACAGCCACGAATACGGCGTGCCGAACTGCGACAGGCCCTCGTTGACCTTCAGGACGTACTGGCTCTTGTCCATCGCCATGACCGACAGGCCGCTGTGGACGGTGCGGTTCATGTAGAACGCGGCACGACCCATCGACATGTTCGGGATGCGGTACATTGCGCGCGCCATCAGCTTGATGAGCGCGGTGCTGGCCGTGGCGGCCTGCGCGCCAGTCTGCGCGAACAGGACGCTCGGCTCGATGTTGCAGATGCGGACAACGTAGCGCCAGTCCTTCACGACCAGGCCGTTCTTCCACTGGTAGCGCGTGGCGTAAGCCTGCATGCGGTTCGCGACCGAGCCGTCCGTGGTGTACACGGTCTGCTCGCCGAGATCCTCATGGATGAGGCCAGCCTTGCTGCCCTTCGGGAACGGGCAGTACACGGTGTTGTCGCCCCACACGACCAGGTACACCGAGGTCAGCGAGCCATCGGTGGTGCCGCCAGCCGACAGCAGGTTCTGCGAGTTGCTGGACGAGGTCGAGGAGTAACGGGGGGCAAGACCGAGGAACTGCTTCGGGTCGGTGCCGGGGTTGCCGTAGAACAGCGTGGTGGCCTGCGCCTGGTTCATGGCCTCAAGGAACGCGGTGTCCTCCGACAGGCGGAACTGCGCCGTGTTGCCGTTGAGCATGGCGAGATCCTTGTCAACCTCGCTGCGGGCCTCAAGGATGCCGCAAGCCTCATCGACCTGCGCGGTCGTGGACTTGCTGCTGGGAATGCCCTGGTTGAGGGCGCGCCAGTAAACGGTCGGGAGGCCCGTGCGGATCACGACGCGCTCGCCGGTGGGCAGGTTGCCCTCCTTGAACACGCAGTCCTCAAGGACTTCGTTCGACTGCGAGAGGAGTTCCGCGATGATCGGGATGCGACCATCCGGATCGGTGCGCTTCGCCCAATCGGCGAGCGTCAGATTGCTGCTAGAAAGCGTTGCCATAGTGTGGCTCCTTTGTGAATGGGGTTAGGACTGGTTTGAGTAAAGTGCCGCCGCAGCGGCGTTGAAATCCTTGGGTGCAGGGCGACCCTGCGTGGTCCCAGCAGAACTGCCAACGTAGCGATCCTCGCTGATGGCCTTGCCGGCGCGGAACATGAACCGGATGATCTCCGGGTGATTTCCGAGTCCGGACTCATTGAGCAGCGAGCGCAGTTCAGGGGTTCCAAACGAGTCCAGCGCCTTCTTGGCGACGGACAGGTTCTCGGCGATCTTGTCGCCACCGAACTCCTTGTCAGCCTTCGATTGCTGCGTCCATTCTGCACGGACTGCCTCAATCTGTGCCAACTGCCTTTCCACCATCTTCGGGGACATGGTGTCGAGCAGTTTCTGCGCGGCATCCTGGGTGAGGTTCAGCTCGCGGGCAACCTCCGAAAACGTCGTTGCGAGTTCCGGGTCGAGGTCGCGGCCTTCGGGGGCCTTGAACTCGTACTTCTCCGGCGCGCCCTTGGGCTTCTCGGCTGCGGGCTTCTCGTCCGCAACCTTGTCGCCATCGGTCTTCGCCGGCTGGTCGCCCTCGGGCTTCGCAGCCTTGGTCGCATCCGCGACTTGCTGCTCCTGCTCCTTCGGTGCCTGCTGCGTGTTCCCATACAGCGCCTCGGCCGTCGCCGCGCCACGGTCATGGGTGGGAG